AATCCTGAACAAGCATACGACACAGACCTACGACGCATTTCAGCGGATTCCCGTGGTTCTGCCGAATCTGTGAATGATGAGCAAGGTCGTGTTGCTAAATTCATGCGGGCCGCAAAAACGGCTGGTGAGTACCAAAAACGCAATTTGGTTCGTGAACCAACCAGTGCGACGGCAGGCGACTCGGGTGGGCGCAGCGGTGCCGTAAGCTACGCCCGTAAACCAAAGCCGAGCTTTGGTCGTCCCTTTGTTTAAACCTGAGAAAAGACAACGTTATTAGGTTGATCCTGGTACTTACCTTTCCGGTCTTGGTAAGTCGTGTGACAGGGATTACCGCGATAGAACAGTAGTTGCGTAATCCCTTCGTTTGCGTAAATACGATTGAAAAGTCCAGTGCAATTACTGATCTCAAGCGTCAGGTAACCTTCCCACCCGCTTTCTGCTGGCGTGATGTTGACCAGGATTCCAGAGCGTGCATAAGTTGATTTGCCAACGGCAACTACAGTCACATCACGCGGAAGCTTTAGACGCTCTTGAGCCACGCCAAGGCAGTAACCATAGGGAGGAAGCAAAAAGTACTGCCCCCGCTCATCTTCCAGAAGATCAGCAGGCTTCAGGATGTCCGGGTCAAAGTTCTTGGGATCACAATCACCGGCCTGAACTTTACCAAAAATTAAGCATTGCGCAGGTGAAAGCCTAATGTCATAGCCGTATGAGCTAAGACCATAGCTGAGAAGCTTGCGTCCGTTTTCTTTGTTGATCAAATGATCGACAAAAGGCTCAATCATTTGCTCGTTTTCGGCAAGCTCTTTGATTTCCCAGTCGGCCAGGACGCTCATAAATCCCTTTAATCGTCCTTCAGTATACCGAAATCAACAAAGGATTCTGCCTTTTTCAGAATAAATATCGATAAACCGCTCGACAGCTTCGCCGCTGTCATTGAAAGGTGGCAGATAGACCACAAATGACGTGCATGTTTTATGCGGCTTTACCTCATTTCCAATCCGCCGCAACAAAGTAGGTGCAATTTTTAAAATGCACATTGGCAAATCAAAGATTTTCTGTTCGTAACGAATCATGTCAGGACAGTTGGTAAAATACACACCCTGCTCTACCTGACCAGAAAACCACTCACGATACAAACGCCTGAACCACACTGCATGGGATGAGGTCAAAGTCAAGGAAGAAGATCGTGTCATCTTCCAACGTTCGTGCTTTTGGTCCCAAAAGTAACAACCACTTGGGGGAAACAAATATACCTTCCCGAACCAAGGTTGTACATTTAAACCATCTTGAGAAGGAGTGTAGTACTGTTTAGCTCCAACGTACTTGTTTGCACAGTCAGAGCTTGCCACATCTAAGTCAATGCCTCCCATCAACGCATTAGCAGCATTGACAAGATCCATATTAGTGATCATCTCAGCGTCTTCACGCCTGGCAGCAGCAGCAAACCCTGTCATTTTGTATCTTCCACCTTGTTGTAATCAACTTCTAGATAACGCATGCCACTTGCATCGTTAATGATGTACCCTGCTTTTTCCATGGGATCAATCCTCTGTGCAGCACTAAGAATGCGCCTGAAGCTTTCTGCCATATCACCATCGTTATTGCGTTCACATTCTTCTTGCGCTGCATGCATCTCCTTCAGTGTCAAGAAAAAGAGTGAGCGCTCTTGACTATCTGGTTGGAACACCAAAACTCCAGGGCCTTCTGCTTCCCAGAATTTGCAATACTGCTGGCCCATGTCACCGAGGACAAGCTTGATAGTTGCGTCAAGCATGCGTGCTTTTGTCTTGTCCATCTCTGGACCAATCACAGAAGCAATTAATTTTTCGCGCCGATTCATTTTTCTAGCAACCCTTGTCGGTGAAGTGATTCTACAAGCTTTTCCGTAGGTTGGTACAAGACCACTAATTTGCCTAGTACACCACGTTTCTTGACCAACTTACCATTTTCATCTCTGACCTTATTAAACTCGCCAGAGCGGATCAGATATTCGGCTACACAACGCAGTCGTCTTTTCAGAGGAAGCTCAGCTTGCGGAAATTTTCCACATATCGTGCCCATTTCCATGTCCTTGAAAGCCAGCCTCAAACGATTTGCTAGCGTCATCCCAGAATTTAGATCCTCTTCCTCGTAATTCTTAAGGTTTTCTAGGTAACGTCGCAAGCAGCCATCATCAAAAGATCCTTCTGGTGGAAGGAAAAAAGATACCTGAAGTGCCAGGGACTCAGGCAGCTTTTGAAGGTGGTTTTCAACAGTGATAGAGGAGATGTCTAATCCCTGGAAGCGATGTGCCATTATTCCAAACGTCCAAATTGACGCGTCTGATAGCTCATCATTGGCACGTTTTCATGGTTCCGTAGGTCTTGAAAGCCAATCTCACGATTTTTTGCAAAAGATTGAACCAGGTGATTCCAAGGAATACGAATCAATGCCTTGCGGTTGGGATCAGGAGATACGTTGACATAATGAATGCCTTCTACCCATCCCTTTTCTGGTTTTTTTCGGCCAATTGAAATCCAGTTGCGGATAGTCTGGTCAGACACACCAAGACGCTTACCGCATTCCTCAGTGGAAATGTACTCATCCGCATACGCTTCAGGATTTAAAACGTTGGTTTCTCCGTTGGCATAACGGCTGTGCCACATAGATGCCAAAATGTTCTTGATTCCTTTTAATTCGTGGGCAATGTCTTCGAACCCTTTACGAATCCCGTAAGTCATGACAATACGCTTTTTAAAATGCTAATGTATGGGAAAACATTTTGCGTCTTATGGACGAACAAATTCCCGCCAGCCAGATCCCCCAAGCTTTTCAGCAAACCTTGGAGGGTCAGATTACGCCTGAACAACTTGCTGAGCTAAAGGCCAGGGCACGAGAAGCGGCGATTCGTCAAACACTGGCACAACAAAGTGCACTGCCTCCCCAGCAGCCGCAGGTTGTTTACGTACGGCGCAATCTTACCGTTGCAGAAATCCTCCTTGTTATACTTCTGTCTTGCGGAATTGTAACAGGAATTCAGTGGTCTTGGTCCTTGGTTACAAATGTTTTGCCGCGAATTGAAGTGAGGCTTCGCTGAGTAATCGGCTTTATAATTAGTAAAAAGCGCGCTTAAGCAGGTACGTGGCCAATCGAAAGATTAGCGAATTTAATTCCATTAATGGGAATGAAATTGATACGCAAGACATTCTGACGCTTGTCCACGTATTTGAAGTCGACCCAGAACTCCGTAATCGTAAGATTACTTTTACGGAGTTTCGCGCTTATTTAAATCAATACTATGCAGATGTAAAGATTGGTCAGGCAAGAACAATTACGAACTCTACGGATACGGGTACAACAGGTGAAATCTGTTGGGACAGCAACTACATCTATGTGTGCGTAGCCACAAACACCTGGAAACGAGTTGGCTTATCTAGCTGGTAACTACACTAATTAGGAAGAGAAACAAAAATGGCATTTGGAACTTTAAAAGTAGATACGCTGACCTATACCGATGGCATTGGCGAGGCCAGTCTTGCGGTTTCTGGTATTGCAGAGTTTGTTCAAAAAAATATCACGGTTACCGGCACTATTTCCGGTGGTATTATCATCGGCGGCACCCGGATTTTTAGTCCCATAGTCAGTGGTGTTAGCGGCCTGTTTACTACGGCCACCGGCAGTACAGCTCAATTCACAACATACAGCGGCACAACTTACACCGGTATTACCGCAAATTTTGTAAGCGGTGTTTACACCACACAGCTTTCTGGTGCCACAATCACTGGAGATGTCGGCAGATTCACAACGCTCACCGGTCAAACTGTCAGCGGTGTAACGGCGACTTTTACAACAGGTAACTTTACTACCCTTAGCGGAACAAATTTTACGACAACAACCGCTGTTATTGGTAGTGGGAGTGTTGGAAGTCCTTCTCTTGCACCAACAGGAGACCTAGATACTGGATTGTATTTTCCAGGGGCCAATCAATTTGGTATCGCGACTAGTGGCGTCGGCAGGGTTTTAGTTGACGCCAGTGGCAATGTAAATATTGACAGCAATACTTTATACGTTGACGCTGTTAACAACCGTGTTGGTATTAACAACCCAACTCCGACTACAACACTCCATGTTTCTGGAACAGTAACTGCAACGTCACTAGTTGGTCCTTTAACAGGTAATGCATCTACTGCAACTGTTTTACAAACGGCTCGTACTATTAACGGCGAAAGTTTTGATGGCTCTAGCCCTATTAATATTACTGCTAATACTACAAATGCTGCAACATTTAATAATGGAGGAGCAGGCGCTGCTTCTGGAAGCACATTTAATGGTAGCAGTGCGGTAACAATTTCTTATAACACCATTGGTGCTCCTAGTGTCTCGGGAACCAATGCAACTGGTACTTGGGGAATCAGTGTAACAGGAAACTCAGCAACTACAACAAAACTTGCAACTCCAGTAAAAATTAATGGGATTGATTTTGATGGCTCTGGGCCTATCACAATTCCCGCAACAGCTGCTAACGCAGTTACTTTTAACAACAGCGGCACGGGAAGTACAAGCGGCATTACATACAACGGAAGCGCTGAGGTTACGGTATCTTACAACACCCTTGGTGCACCAAGTGCCACAGGTGCCAATGCCTCTGGTACTTGGGGAATCAGTGTAACAGGAAACTCAGCAACTACAACAAAACTTGCAACTCCAGTAAAAATTAATAACATTGATTTTGATGGCTCTGGGCCTATTACTATTACTGCTAATACAACTAACACATTAACAAGAGGTTCTTATTTAACAGGTAGCAACTTTAATGGTTCCGCAGCAGCTACATGGGCCGTTGATGCCACAACAACCAACACCGCTGGTAAAGTTGTTGCCCGTGATAATTCTGGTAATTTTTCAGCAGGTACAATAACTGCCGCTTTAAGTGGAAATGCAAGCACAGCTACAATACTTCAAACAGCTCGGACTATTAATGGCTGGGCTTTTAATGGCTCTCAAAATATTACAATTACAGCTGTTAACCCAGCTGCTTTAACAAACGGCAGTTATTTAACAGGCAGTGTTTATGATGGATCGGGTGCTGTTACCTGGGGTGTTGATGCTACAACAACAAATACAGGAAACAAAATTGTTGTCAGAGACACATCTGGTAATTTTTCCGCTGGTACAATCACAGCGAACCTTAGCGGAAACGCAAGCACTGCTACAGCATTACAAACAGCACGCAACATTAACGGCTGGTCCTTTAATGGCACTCAAGATATTACAATTACAGCAAATACTACAAACGCGTTAACATTTAACAACGGTGGAGCAGGCGCTGTTTCAGGAAGCACGTTTAATGGTAGTGGTGCCATTACAGTTTCCTATAACACCATTGGTGCACCAAGTACAGGAGGAGCTAATGCCACTGGTAACTGGGCAATTAATATTACAGGATCTGCAGCCAGATTAACAACAGCGCGTACATTAATTATTGGGGAGACATCTAGAAGTTTTGATGGATCGGCAGATCTCACCTGGACGCTTAATGATATTGGATGTGGAGATGTATTTGAAACAGAAGTTCAAACATTAACCAATAAAACAATTTCAACCGGCGTATATTCTGGAACGGTTGATGTTACTGGTTCTTATAGAAGTGGTATTACTGCTCTTGGCTCAGGTACAACTATTAACTGCAGCTTAGGAAACTATTTCACAAAAACAATCTCAGGTAATACAAGTTTTTCGGTTTCAAATGTTCCAGCTAGTAGAGCTTATTGTTTTACATTAGAATTGCAGCATAATAGTGGCGCAGTAACATGGTTTTCTGGTGTAGAGTGGCCTGAAGGAATTGCGCCTACATTGACAGCTGGCAAAACTAGTTTGTTTATTTTTGTAACAGACAACAGCGGAACTCGCTGGCGCGGTGCTTTCCTGGTAAATTACACTAACTAACATGGATCCTATTTCTACACAATTATTGGCAGCGTCTCAAAAAGAACAAAATTACGATGGCTCTCTCGCTGCTGTCCATGAAAACTCTCCACATATAGCTGCGTATCCTTTTACAGCCGCAACAGGATTTGGTGCAAGATACAGTAACCCAAACACTTTGCCACCTAGTGCAACACAATATCCAAATTCCGTAACCTTTACTAAGGACACTACAATACTTGCTTGGCCAACAAATACAAATACTGGCACTAATCAGGTTTTTTTCTACGGCTGGAACAAAGCTACGGGTTTTGGATTAAGGATCGCGGACCTTTCAGGTGTCTCCTATTCTCTTTTGGGTGCTGTTACAACTAAAGTTTCCGAATATGGAGCTGGATATAATTACATATTATTTTCATCAGTCAACGGCTCTATTTACCGTTTTCATGTGGCAGAATACGCAAACATTAATCAAGTAAATAGCAAAGCCACGGGTTATGGTGGTTCTACAGAACAAATTAAATTTAATAACGCGGGTACTTATGTGTTGGGTTCTAGTGGTCTCTTAAGAGTTTATCCATGGACTGATGGATGGCCGGCGTCAACTACTAATTTGGGAACCCCAGTTGAACTTAGCGGAACAGGAATTAGCTGGCACCTGGGAGATTGGCATCCATCAGACACAGTTATTGTTGTTGGAAACCTTGATACACCAGGATATTTAAGAGCTTATAATTTTGGAGGTACATGGGGATCGTTGCTTAGTAGTGCTACAAGTCCCTTGACCAGCATGAATAGTGTATGCTTTTCACCTAGTGGTAAAACTGTTTTCACTGTTGGCGACGATTCCCCCTACCTTAAAGCATATGCATTTGACCAAACAACAGGTTTTGGCAGCGCTTTTTCAAATCCTGCTACAGTTCCAACAGGAGCTTGCTACACTGTTGTAGCGGCTAAAACAAACGATCTTGTAGCAGTATGCTCTAATGCCCATCCTTACATCTTGGTTTATCCTTGGGACGATTCAACTGGTTTCGGTACAAAGTATTCTGATCCCAGCAGTCTACCTGCAGGACGAAGCCGCGCCATCGCCTTTATGTGACCTTAAACATGTCTAAACAAGAAAAAAAAATTAGCATTCTTAAGCATGCTCTTGGAGGAAGAGAAGAAGAAATTTTTTCCTACCAAATTGATATTGATAACTTTGAAAGAGCAATTAAAAAAATTGAAACAGAATATGAAGAAGACACTAATATGCAAAGTTTTAAGGAACATTTGCACAAGCTGCTAAAAGAAAACAAAGAGCAGCAGGCAAAAGCAGTTATTATCCACGACGTAATCAAAGAACAACTCTTTGAGTTGACAGGAGAAGCATGTTTTACGCACGTTTGAACAAAGACGGTAAAGTAGACCGTTATCCATACACGCTGACAGATTTAAAAAACGAGAATAAACATATTAGTTTTCCAAATGTTATTGATGAGTCAATCATTAGCATGTTTAACGTGCAGCCAGTTACATTGACTGAGCCGCCAGAAATTGATCATACACAAAATTTAATCCGTTCGGCTGCGCCTAATAAAAAAGGCCAATGGTTTGAGACGTGGACCATTGAACCGGCAACCGAAGAACAAATTAAAGAGCGCACAGAAATTAAAATAAACAGTATTAGAGGGCATAGAGATCAACTTCTTTTGGCTTCAGATTGGACACAAGGCCTTGATGTGCCTGTAGATCAAGAAGCCTGGGCAAACTATCGACAAGCTTTACGTGACATCCCAGAACAAGAAGGGTTCCCCTGGGATATAACCTGGCCAGAAAAACCGTAGAATAGATTTTTCTTTTTTGTGTCATGCCTTGCAAAAAGACTGAGCTAGCTTCAGCCATCAATTCGTTTGGTTCGGCTCGTGTTACTGGCGACAGTAACCTAATTGCATTTTCAATTGAATTGGTGAAGCAACTTTTAGACACCTTGGAATTTGCACCAGAAGATGATGCGGTTGTCCTGGAAGACACCGAAGTAAAAGAAGCCGAACCCGTGTAATTCATTGACCTGACCTAGAGTTAAAGAAAGCTCTAGGTCGATATGTCAATTAAACTCACGGACGCTGCAAAGTTCTTCAAAGGAGAACCGCAGCAAATTGATGCGTTGGAATGGCTCCAGGCTCAGCTCACTGCTGATGTCTTGGAGCTTTTTGCTGAGAAGTATCGCAATAAACCAAAGCCTACTCCAACTGTAGATAATACTTGGGACGCTGTTTTTGCCGCAGCTGAAACAGCAGGTAGTAAATGGCCTGAATGTGTTGCTGCACAGTGGGCACTTGAGTCAGGTTGGGGCCAGCACACATCTGGTAAAAATAATTACTTCGGATTGAAAGGGCCTGGCTCTACAGTCAGCACTCAAGAATTTATCAACGGTCAATGGGTCACAATTAAGGCTGGATTCCTTGATTTCCCCGATTTGCAAACCTGTGTTTGCTACCTTGTTGATCGCTGGTACAAAGACTTTGGTCGCTTCAAAGGTGTAAACAGAGCTACCAGCAGGAATGAATGTGCTCGACTTTTGGTCAAAGAATCTTACGCGACAGATCCCGACTACAGCACAAAATTAATTCAGATCATGGATCGTCAGCTCCAAAACATTGGAGAAAAAGAAGATCTTGATCCGCATAACGGTAACTTCAACCCCTGGAGCCCATTTACCTATAAGATCACACCTAATATCACCTACGGTGAACTTTGTTTAAACCAAGAAAAGCGGCGGTTTACCAAGCAATATCAATGCGACACAGCAAAAGAACTTTGCTTGTTCCTTGAGAAAGTTCGTAAACAGTTTGGTAACAAGCCAATCATTATTACTAGCGCTTCCCGTCCAGAACCCATCAATACACAGGTGGGTGGGTCTAGGAATAGTGAACATACTTATAATGCGCCGTCTAAAGGAGCCATTGACTTTTACATTCAAGGCGTCAACACCTATACAGTACAAGATTGGTGCGATAAAAACTGGCCTTATTCGCTAGGATATGGGGCGCCAAAAGGATTTGTGCATGTCGGCATCAGAGAAGGAAAACCACGCGTTAGGTGGGACTATTGACATGAAGAAATATAAAGAGCCTTGCATTAGGGTTAATATGTGCTGGCAAATCGGAGACGAAAAAAAATGCGTGACCTTACCAAAGGCACACGCATATGAAACAAGAGAATGGGTGGAAGAGCAAAACGGAGTAGTATTTTGGTTTCAAGCGCTACCGGATTGATCAGCGTTGCTTAGCGCGACCGATAACAAGAGCCCCGATCTCAATAATGCGGTAAAGCTTACGAACAAGCTTGTCATCTTTGGGGGTAGGAGTTAATGCTGTGATGGCAGAACAAGCTGCATGAATAGCAAGAG